TTAAAATTGAGGTTCTTGGTAATGAAGACTTGAGGTTTAAGTCGAAGGATCAAAAGAAAATTACCGAAAAAATGATTGCCGTTGAACTATTATATGGTAGCGAAAAAGTTCAAGACAACAGAATAGAAATAACACTCGATGAGTATGAATGCAAAGATACTTTCGATGTAGATGAAAATCATGTTTATACCGGATTGAGTTGTTACAGAGGTGAGTATATATAAATAATAAACAAGGTGGTACTTATGAATTATACAAAAGACGAAGTGAATGCAGAATTAATTTTAAGGATTGTTAACACTGATCTTTATTATTATCAATTTGAGACAACACCAGTTAATGAGCTAAGTAATTTGGTTGACGTGATAGCATATGCAGAAAATTTAAACGATGAAGATTATAATGCAAGCTTTATAGCTGATGAAGTATTGGGAAGATTAATTGAAAGCGAGGTAAACAATGAATAAAAAAATTATGAGTTTTACATTAGACGTAGAAGCGTTGGGCAAGTTTAGAAAGATTACAGCAAAAAATGGTTTGAGCATGAGTTTTTTAATTAACGAATTTATTAAAGATTGGATCAAGAAAAACAAATAATATAAACAGGTGGTATGTATGAATGAATTAGATATTGCAAAGCTTTTAAGAGAAATGATTACAACTGGAAAGATTGTAATTGGCGAAAAAGATAATTATGCAAAAGGATATTTGGACGCATTGGAAGCTGTTTTGGCAATAGTTGATAGTGAGTATATACCAGCATGCTTAAGGGGTGAAGATGAAAAGTAAAATAACAATAGAATTAAGCGACACAATACCAGATCAAAGCCAAGCTAAGATTGAAAAATATTTATTATCTCACTTGGAAGTGATGATGAAAATATATGAAATTAAAGGTGAGGTTATTGAGTATGACTATACAGAAGTAGAGGAGTTTGAATGAGTACATACAGAGATAAGTGCGAACAGCTATATAGCGATTATAGAAAGTTAGATACAGAAGCCAAAAACGCAAGACTTGAAGCTGACATTAACAGGGATAAATATATTGAACTAAGAAACATGTTAATAAGTTCTAAAAATATGTTGGTGCAGTTAAGAGCAAATCCCACTAGTGGCTATTTAGTTGAAATAAAAGAACAGATAGAAAGTATTGATAAATTATTAGAATTTAGTTAAGATAAGTTATTCTAGGTATAACTTATAGATTATTAATTCTTGCTTTTACGCTTCCTAGGGGCGCGACTGAAATTCAACTTGAATATCCTTTCATTTAGTAGTAAAACATCAAAGCCGATTGATAACTGTTTAGTAATTTGTACATCTTAAAATAATGTCTTCTCCCTCTTTGCAGTTATCGGTTGGCGCAATAGTGGACATCAACTGTTTAACTAATAACAATAGTGTTATTTCTGTTTTGTGTGTCAGTTGATGTTTACTTTCAATAAAAAATATCTTATAAATCATCTATTCTAATTGTGTATAATTTATATAATTGTTTTTCATTCTCTGGACTGAAAATGAATTAGCCTCGATCCTTCAATCTACCACCTTGACCGATCGGGGCTTTTCTTTTTACATTCTTTGCTTTAATGTTTATGCTTAACTAGCAAGAACTTGCAAAGGGGTTATCATGGAAGAACTTTCAGATAATATAGTAGTACAGTCAAAAGACATCAAATTAGTACCAATCGAACAAATTATACCGAATCCTAAAAATGCTAATCGCCATTCAATCGAACAGATTCAAAGACTTGAAAAGCTGATTAAATACCAAGGTATGCGTAACCCACTAATCGTATCTAATCGCACAGGCTTTTTGATTGTCGGGCATGGCAGGCTTGAGGCGTGTACTAATCTTGAAATGAAAGAAGTTCCCGTTATATATCAGGATTTTGAAAATGAAGCTCAAGAGTACAGTTACTTAGTCTCAGACAACGAAATCGCAAGATGGGCTGAGCTGGACAAGCACGCTGTATATACAGAATTAGAAAATTTAGAGCTAGATGATATTGAATTGCTTGGTTTAGAAGATTTTACATTGCCTGATGTTGAAGAGCTTGATCCACAAACTGATGAAGATGAAGTGCCAGAAGTTGTTGAGCCAATTACTAAGCGTGGTGATATTTGGTTGCTTGGTAGACATCGCTTGATGTGTGGTGATAGCACAATGATTGATGATGTTGAGAAGTTAATCGACAATGAAATCATAGATTTTGTTCACACTGATCCACCGTATGGGATAAATGAAAAAGGTGACAGAACAGGAAGAAAAACAGGGCTAGCAGCTAATCACAATCTTAAAGATTTTAAAGATGACACAACTCAATATGCTGTAGATGCGTTTACTCTTTGCGATGCTTTGGATATTAAAATACAAGTCTGGTGGGGTGCTAATTATTATTGTCATACATTACCTCAGCAAAATAACTGGCTAGTCTGGGATAAGAGAATTGAGGATCAAAACGAAGACTTTAATTCTGACTGTGAGTTGGCATGGGTTAAATCCGGAAAGAACTCAGTAAGAATATTTAGACATCTCTGGAAGGGTATGATTAAAGCCTCTGAACATGGTCAAGCAAGAGTTCATCCAACACAAAAGCCAGTAGAACTAATAAAGCATTGTTTTGATCGGTACGATCCGGATAAAAAATGCAATACTGTCTTGGATTTATTTGGAGGGTCGGGGTCAACATTGATTGCTTCTGAGGAAGTGAAGAAAGAAGCGTTCTTAATGGAGTTGTCTGAGCATTACTGCGATGTAATCATTAACAGATACCAAAACTACACAGGCAAAAAGGCAACACTAGAGTCAACAGGTCAAACTTACGAGGAGCTTTGCAGTGAGCGAAAGTAAAGCGGTGATTCAAGACAAAGAACCTGCTGAGCGCAAGGTTACAAAGCCGAGAATAGAAATAGACTTTAAGGTTTTGGATGCGCTGGTTCAATTTAAGGTCACTAAGGGTTTTGTTGCGGATTATCTTGGTGTTTCAGAAGATACTGTTGAGCGTAGAATAAAAGAAAAAACATCAATGACCTATACAAATTACTGTCAACTTAAGCAGCAAAGAACGGCTTTGAAGTTACAACAGAAATGTATTGAGCAGGCGTTGAAAGGTGATAGAACCTTAATGATATTTGCACTTAAAAATATGGCTGGCTGGGCTGATAAGATTGAGCAAACCGAGTTTGATGGCAGTATTAAGGTCAATGAAGTTAATCTTGACCAAGACGATATGGGGCTGTAATGGAGTGGCGAAAAATTAAAGATGCGTCTTGTTACTTTATTAATAATTCGGGCGATATTTATAGTACAAAATCAAAAAGAATCATGAAACCTAGCATGTCTGGCTCTGGGTATAAATCCATCCCCTTAAGGGTTAATAATAAATATAAAGGTTTCTTTGTACACAGGTTAGTGGCAAAGGCATTTGTCGTTAATGAAGGCGACCAAGTAAATCACATAGATGGCAATAAGCTTAATAATAAAAGTGACAATCTTGAATGGTGTAACCAATCAGCAAATCAAAATCACGCATTAAAAACAGGGTTGAGAAAATTAAAATATAGTCGAGATGTTGTTGAATGTATTTTAATTATGCGATCGCAAAAGGTGACACAAAAGGCAATATCGGAAATATTAGATATTAAACTTAGTTTCGTTAAGGATGTTTCTCTTGGAAGAACAAGAATACACTTTTAGAAAAACCAAAATACAAAAGGAGGCTACAATTCTCATGGCAGGTGATAGTAAGTATATCATGTGTTATGGGGGATCATAGTCTCGTTCTGGTAAAACATTTAACATTGTCAGATGCATTATAGCGAGAGCTGTAAAGCATAAATCAAGACATATAATATTAAGACTTACATTCAATTCATGTAAAACATCTATTTTTATGGATACGTTTCCGAAGGTGATGCAAATATGTTACCCGAACTTGAATTATAGCGTTAATAAGTCTGATTATTGTGTGACTTATGATAATGGTTCTGAATTGTGGTTTGGTGGATTGGATGATGATAAAAGAGTTGAAAAACATTTGGGTAAGGAATATTCCACAATTTTTTTTAACGAATGTAGTCAGTTATCATATTCAGCTATTCAAATAATGCTGACACGACTAGCTGAAAAGTCAGGACTTAAGAAGCGTGTTTATTTTGATGAGAATCCCCCATCTAAGAAACACTGGTCTTACTGGCTGTTTATTAAAAAGCTTAATCCAATTGATAATGAGCCATTAGATAATCCTGATGATTATGCATCAATTGTAATGAATCCAAAAGACAATCTCGAGAACATTGATCCAGATTACATAAAGATGTTATCTAGGATGAGTGAAAAAGATCGCATGAGATTTCTTGAGGGTGCTTTTACTGATGATGATGATGGTGCCGCCTATTATGCCTTTAATAGAGAAAGACATGTCAAGGAACAAGGTCGACGTGCTGGGTCATTATTTATTGGAATGGATTTCAATGTAATGCCAATGACAGCCGTTGTTGGGCAGTACTACAATAATACTTTTCACATATTGGATGAAGTGTTTTTAGAAAATAGTGATACTTATAAAATGGTTAATGAACTTGTGAGTCGTGGCTACCAGGGGACTGTTATTCCAGATAGCACCGGAAAGAATAGAAAAACATCAGGTAAGTCAGACCACCAAATTATAAAAGAAGCCGGATTTCAAATACCATATGTCTTTAATCCATACCAAGTTGACCGTGTGAACAACATAAATAGACTTTTTACAGCTAATAGAATTATAATTGATCCAAGGTGTAAGAAACTTATTGGTGACCTTGAAAAAGTTTCATGGAAAGACAACAAGCTAGACCAGAAGACCGACTCAATGCTCACTCATATATCTGATGCGTTTGGTTATCTTTGCTGGAAACTTGCACCACTTGAAGAACAATTCGATACTGAAGGTATAATCTTTGAATAGCTGGGAATCTCATGGCAAAAAATCTTAATTTAAATGATCAAAATGTAGTAACTGAACTAATTTCAAATATTGAGGGTAGTGAAGAACGTGGAAGAAAGACCAGCGAATTTAGGTCGTGGCAAATATACAGCGGAAATGTTAAGCCATATGTAAAAGATGCTATCATTGCAACAAGACCAAAGTCATATACTGGCTATACGTTTAGCGATATTTCATTTTCTAAAATGATTACAGATACTAAATCAAAAGCATACAAAGAAGCTCCACTAAGAAGTGTTGATAATGATGATGTTAAGAACGAGAGACTTAATGCCATATATGAAGAGGGTGACGCTAGAAGGCAAATGCCATACCTTGATACGATTACCAATCTTCATAAGCATTCTTTGTTGTGGGTTAATTATATTGACGAGAGTGAGAGATACAACTTTATGTCACTACAAGGTTATGAATATAGCGTTGTGAGGGATAAGGACACTGGCGACTTAATAGGTGTTGTTCTAAATTATGGCAATAGAGATATTACTTCTGGATCAAATTCAGGTGATGGTCTTGACGCTTTAATAGCTGAGTCACAAGCCGATTCAAGTGCCGGTGCTAAAATTTATGCAATGTGGTCTGAAAAAGATTTTGTAGTTGTAAAAGTTGAAGAAGATAATATTATTGGCGAAGATGGAAGACCAGTTGTCAAAAAGTCAGTTACATATGTAGATATTCCAGACAATCCACATAATGAAAATAAAATTGGTGTACTACCTTTCGTTTATACTTCACAAGAAATGGCTATTGATTTTCCTACACCTTCACCACTAAGCGATCAAACAATCACGGCAAATGCCATGCTTAGTGAATATATGACAGCAACAAATATTCAAGGAACTGGTCAGCTGGTCGTGTCTTATCCCCAAAAACTTGAGGGTATGTTTAAGAAAATGACTACTGGTTTATTATCAGCAATCAAATTGCCTCAATCAAGCAACCCAGACGATAAGGAAACTAAGGTTGATTATATCAATCCTAATCCTGATTTAGCTGGTCAAAAAGAAACTACACTTACATATATTAAACAGGTGATGAATGAGCATGGAATTAAAAATACAAGTAGTGTTGATTCTAGTGCATCTTCTTTTAGCTCTGGTTTACATATGGCAATTGCTAATGCTTCTGTTCAAGATATTATAGAAGAAAACCAATTAATGTATGTTGAAGTTGAAAAACAAATGTTTACTATTATCAAGGCGTGGGAATCATTTCTTGGTAACTCTGTATTTAAAGATGAAGACCAATTAAACATTACTTTTAAAAAGCCTAAAGTTTTAATCTCTGATAAAGAGGTTCTTGAGAACGTTGAAAAGCGTTTAGCTCTTGGCTTAATTGAGAAGTATGAAGCTTTAATGATTTTGGATCCAAACTTAAATGAAAAAGCGGCACGTGAAAAGACTGACAGCATGATGCGAACTAAATTGGACACTGTAAAAGGTTTAGATTTTGGCACTGAAGAAGATAACAAAGAAGCTTAGACTATCACTTGCTGATATCCCAGACAATCAACGTGAAGAGTATAAAAATGAGATCGGTGAACTGGTTCTTGATGAGATACTTAGAAGCGTTGGCGATGGTAAGTCGCCTGTTGATGGTTATGGTGCTTTTGAGAAATTAAATGCTACTTATGCAAAAGAGCAAAAGGGTGGCAATCGTACTGCCAATCTTGAGCTTGATGGTGATATGCTCGACTCTTTAGAGTACAAAACAACCGAAGCTGGCATTGAGATAGGTATCTTTAAGTCAAGTGAAGTTGGTAAGGCTGATGGGCATAATGATTTTAGTGGTAAATCTAAACTCCCCACAAGACGCTTTATACCTAAAGGAACTGAAAGCTTCGATAAAGACATACAAGCAAAAATTAAAACAATTACAAATGACTTCTCTAAAAAGAAGAAATTTGATGTTGCTCCAGAATTGCTGGATACATTATCAGCCGGTCAATCAGGCGTTGCAACCGTAACTATTGATGACTTATTCAGTGAAAGTGCTTTTAATGCTCTATTGGCTGGTATCTAATGGCTAATGTGAAATTTAACACCAAAAGCATCGAGGGAAAGTTTAAGAAATACAAGAAGCTTGCACAACAAAGAGTACCACCAGTTCTAAAAAGCGAAATAGTCAGCGAGATACAAAAAGGACGCTCACCTGTAAAAGGTCAAGGG